ACAAACTTTTTGTGCTACTTTTTTTGCATCAAAAGGTTCTTTAAAATAAGATGTTAATGTTGTTACACTAATCCAATTAATAAAACTATCTTTAGTTGTAGACTTATAGCTATGGTCTTTCTCTGTAAATATTATACTCATAATTCTCCTAATTTATCTTCTTCATTTTCTGACATAAGTGCTTGCCATTCCCCTATTGGACAGTGTGAGGATAAAGCTCTTGTTTTAAATGCCAGTGAACATCCGCAATTACCACAGCAAGGTTGTGTACCAGGAACCTCACACTTAGAACCTTTTAAATCTATTTCTAAACACTCTTTACAGATTGCCATTCTTTTCATAGATATTTTTTCTACAAATTCATCTCTCATTACTGAGTTTTTAATTCCTTCATAAATCTGTTTTCTATTTTTCCATATTTTTTTTAGATCCATTTTTCCTTTTTAAAAATTCTTCCTTTCTTTTCTTTTCAGTTTCAATCTGTTCTTTTATTGAACATAAATACTCCAGCTTTTCCTCTAGCATCTTTTTATTATAATAAGCTGAATAAGTAGATGTATCATGATTTTTTAAATACTTTTTACATCTTGGTATAGCTCTGTTTACCGATCTTTTTTTAGCTGTAAAAATACCAAGTCCTGTTACATTTATTCTAGGATGGTAAAGTTCACTTAACAAGGTTCTAACATTTCTATAATAAAACTCTACTGCTGTTTCTACTAAAGCTTTTGATATATCTTTAGTTTCTGCTATTTCTTGATATAGATCTTTTGATTTTTTAGGTTTCATTTAGCAAGAAATTTAAAATCTAACATTACTGTACCTAAAGTTTCTACGTTTAACTTTTCATTAAGTTTAATTAATTTTTTGTTTTTAGAATCTTTAAGAATAAGTTTAGACTTAATGCATTTATTAATACAATTTCTTACAGTTTGTTGAGATTTAAAAATCTTATGTTCTTCAGCAGCATCATAACAAAAATGAGTTAACTCTAATGGACCTAAAAGACTAAGTAATGTTAAACATTCAAGATCTGAGTTACTCACCGTTATTTTGTTAAGATAACAGTGAGTAATCAATTGAAACTTAATAATGTCTTTTTTTGACATTACTACTTTTTTTTGAACTTGTTTAACAACAGCCATTATGCTTCTTGTTTTTTCAAAGTTCTCTTTTTACTCGTTTTTGGTTTAGCCTCTGGTTCAGGCATTGAGTCTTCTTCTTCTGGGGGATTCATCATCATAGCATATTGCATTTGAATTTGAGTTCTTTTAAATCTCATTTCATCAATTTCAGCAAGCTTTGTTTCATAATTTAATTGTGCATCAAGATAAGGCATTGATTCCTTATAAAAAGTTAGCATTTCTTCTTTTCTTTGTGAAAGTTCTTCAGGTGATAAATTCTCTGGGTTTTCCATTGGTTTGTTTTTAAATTTACCCAAATATACAAATAAAGTTTAAACTACAGAAGTTTAAATAAAAAAACCTAGATAATTAAACCTAGGTTCTTTCATTTATTATGAACAGGAAATGTTTTTATACTTTACCTTCAGCCTCTACTTGCTGGATCATTTCAAAGTGTATTTTAGCTACTCTATCTCTACCTTCTTCAGGTAAAAGGTATTTATGACAGTTATCATAGTTAGTCATAAAAAAGTTTTCACTTAATATAGCTGGCATAGATGTATTTACTAGTACATAAAAGTTTGATTCTTTATCAGGATCACCATCAGTAGTATCTTTTCTCATGTATTCACCTTTAAATTCCCTCATAGATTTTTCAAATAATATTGTAGCAATATCATCTGATTTAGTTTTACCTGGAGAAGTGTATACTGACCATCCATTAGCAGACTCTTTATCAAAACCATTAGCGTGTATACTTACATATATACACTTCTTATCTGATGACTTAGCTATGCTATTAGCTGATCTTACTCTGTCTCCCAAGCTTACATCCTCTTGAGTATCTACAAGGTTAACATAATCAATACCGTTATCTTTACAAAGCTTTACTAATCTATTTACTATAGCTCTATTAAATTCTCCTTCATATAAAATAGATCCATCATCCCACACTGGAGATCTTTTACCAGAGGTTTGATAAACACCATCTATAATACCTCCGTGACCATTATCAAATAACCAAAGATACTTTGATTCTTGAGATCCGGAAGATTTGATTGATAAGTCAAATTGTGCATTACAATTTGGACAAGTTATAATTTTCTCCATAGCCATCTAATTAATGTAGGTAAAATGTACATTAGTAAAAATACAAAACATATTGTTCCTAACGAAATTACCCCATGTTATTTTCTTTTTCTGATTTTAGTTAATTTATCAATAGATGTTAAACCTAAAGAGCCAAATGCAAATAATGCTACTGCATCTACCAAATACTCAGCTGGTTTAATATCACCATGAGTAAATGTATTTACTATTAGAGAAGTTACTAGTGCTAGTACACATAATAATCCTCCTAATCTTTTAGATGAATAAGCTCCTGTTTCATCACTTAATAATTCTTTAAAAAATGTTTTCATAATTTAGTTTTTAAAAATTTACACAGTCTATATATACCATATAAGATTAATAATATTAAAGAAAGATACACTCCTTTGTTTATGAGCTGTTTCCATTTAGGGGTTTTCTCATAATATTTTACAGGTATTTTTCTCTCTATAATTTTTTCTACAGTTATAGTATCGCATTTCCCACTAACATAAACAGAATCATGTATAGTATCATGAAATATTTCAATTCGCAATCTTTCTTTTTCTATAACTAAAGTATCCTTTCTAATTTCAGTCCAGAAATGTTGAGAAAATACTGTATCATGTTCTACCTTTTCTACAGTAAGTCTTACAGTATCTAATACTTCTACACTATCTATAGTAAGTAAATAAGGGTGTTTTTCTACCAATCTGGTAAATCTAGCTTTTGGACTACAAGCAACTAATGCTAGCAACAGTAATACAAAAAAAGTTTTTATCATTTATTTTTAATTGCGTGAATAGCTTCAATAATTTCTATTTTCATTTTAGCCATGTCATCTCTAATGTCTGTAATGGATTTTTCTTGTTTCTCTCTATTAGACTCAACTTTATCTTTAACATCATCAATTCTTTTGTGAATTACACTAACATCCTTACTTAAATTATCTAAAACCATTTGTTGTATTGCTACTTTATTTTTTAATGTAAACCAAACTGTTAATGCTCCCACTAAAGCTGATAGGATTGATAGTAGAGCATCAAAACCCACCTGCATACTTGAAATTTCCATTCTTTAATATTTTATACATAAATAACATACTATAATATACGAAAATTATTTAAATTATAGAAATTTATACAGGGAACTTATGTGAATCTATACCTCTATGATAAATATCCACACCTCCTTTAGTATCTCTTCTATACCCAATGTTTAAGATTCTACCTCCTACAGGTTTAATTGGAGCACCTCTTTCAACATGCCAACCTTTAGATCCATCACCATATTCTTCTTTATATGTGCCTGTAAGCATCATGTGAATTTGTCTTTGCTCTTGTCTATAGTTATCTCTACCTTGTATTAATTTATCTCTTACATCATTTCTAGCTGCGTTCTCATGTATATGACCCATTGTAAACACATCAAAGTCTTCATACATTTCTAAAGCTCTAGTAAGATTTAATGCTCCTTTAGTTACTATACCTCCTCCACCTGA